CGATCGCAGGCTTTCCAGATCGTAACATCAAGATCAAGGTTGACTCCGCAGACGATTACGAACTAACACGTGCCAAGACAACCGTACGTGAAGAGACCGACGAGGAGACCATTGAACGTTTACGTGAGAGGTTCCAGATACTAGAAGACATGACCAAAGCCTGTAAGAAGGGTGATGTACGTGCCATGATAGTAACAGGCCCTCCAGGTGTAGGTAAGAGTTTTGGTGTAGAGAAAGTACTTGGTAAGCATGAACTGATCGCTGAGCTAGGTGACAGACCTGCGAAGTACCAGGTGGTCAAGGGTGCTATGAGTGCCATTGGACTCTACTGCAAGTTGTACAACTACGCCGACAAGGATAACGTGCTTGTGTTTGATGACTGTGATAGTATACTACAGGAAGACCTGAGCTTGAACATCCTGAAGGCCGCACTTGATAGCAAGAAGACCAGACGTATACATTGGAACACGGACTCATTTAAATTAAGGAACGAAGGTGTTCCAGACAGCTTTGAGTTCAAGGGTAGTGCTATATTCATTACCAACATCAAGTTCGACAACGTTAAGAGCAAGAAGATGAGAGATCACCTGGAAGCCATTGAGTCCAGATGTCACTACATTGATCTTACAATTGACACTGAACGTGAGAAGATGTTACGTATCAAACAGATCGTCAAGGACGGTATGTTAACAGAATACAAGTTGGGTGAAGAACAGGAAGAAAGACTGATGGACTTCATCGATATTAATAAGAAGAACCTTAGAGAATTATCCTTAAGAACAGTCTTAAAGGTAGCCGATCTCGCTAAAGCATTTCCTACTAATTGGGAAGCGATGGCAGAGAATACAGTACTGCGTAGAGCCTAGCCCTCAACTTGCTCCGCGTACTGTAGCCCCTGGTAGAGTTGTGCCCTCGGCTCTCCAGGGGCACTTTTTTGACTAGAATTCCCCCTAAATTAATTTCAAAAATAGTGCTGATTTTGGTTGACCATTAGGGATATAGACTGTATACTGTAAGTATAATTAATTAAAGAGGGCTACACAATATGAACTATAAACTATATCAAATACATTTAACAGACGCTGAAGTAGATCAAGTTAATGCAGAGGGCCACAATAGTGTACCCAAGCAGAAGGCCAAGCTGGACATGAGCTTCACTGATAAGGTAGCTGAGCTGGCCAGTGATGCGTTCAGTAAGGGCTATTACACACACGTATCTAACATAGAAGCTGAGGGCCTAGAGGCTGTGTTTGAAGTGGGTAACATAGGTCCAGAGAGTGCTATAACTAGGCTGAAGCCTATGCACTCTGTAAGTGTTGCGGACGTGGTAGAGACTCCAGAGGGTGTGCGTCACGTTGTAGCCAGTGTAGGGTTCAAAGAACTAGCATAAGAAACTCCTAATAATAAACTAGAGAAAGGTCCTTCGGGGCCTTTTTTTATTTCCGAAAGGTCGGGGCGTCGGGGCTTTATATAACAATTTTTATATAGCTACTAGCAGTGAGCAGGGGTAAAATCACCACCTCGGATTGAAAAGTACTTCTCTTGTATTTTTTGTAATCTTATTTTAAAGAGCACAGAACCCATTTCATTAAATATACACATGAGCACAAAGGTATGGTTAATAGGTGACAGTTGGGGTGATGCATGGGGAACCCTAGCTATGCAAGGAGTAAAGCCTAGTCAAGGGTTGGAGTATACTATAGCACAACGTTTGGGTATACATGGTCAAGACGTAGTTAACCTCTGTCGTGGTGGTATTGGTAACGACTATGCACTTACTATAGTCAAAGGTGCTATACGCAAGGGTGAACGCCCTCCCACACACATCATACAGTTTTGGACTGAGCCCTTACGTGATTGGAGCAACTACTATAGCGATGCTAGTCCCAATTGGCGTGTAAAGGACGCAGTCGACTATATCACTAAACAGCAACAGAACAATCTATGTGAATTCCGCAAGGACACGGGTAATCCCGAGTATGCAGTAATAGGAGGTCAGGCACCACTAGATGACTATCACAAGGTGTCAACGGGTGCTTCATTGTGTATACAGGATTGGAGAGCGTCATTGCTGGAACGAGAGTTGGACTACTATGCAAGTCATTTGGTAGGTTCATATGGCAGTCTGGATACGTATCCAAACAACATGGACAAGTACAAGACCAAACGTCAGCTATTGGACAAGGTCAACGAGATACATGAGTTGATGCGATCTAGTAGTGCATTCCCGGACGATGCACACCCAGGGTGGAACAGCTATGGTTGGATCATAGAGAACTTGGTGGCTTGGATCAGACGCACTAGTTAACCCGTTCGTGTACTGCCCATATGGCAAGTGCCAATAATATCAACAGTAGTGCATAGGGTAACCACACGTAGTACTTGTATACCAATGTGTATATGTGATCCATTATGTAATGTATGTTGTCCATTACTAGTATTTAAACTTGACTTTAAAGGTGTTTTATAGTAGTATAAGTACAGTATGATTAGAGTAATAGCATTAATGGTATTGTGTACGAGCCTAAGTGCCTGTGGGTCAAGCGTTCTAATGAGCTTTGGCGGATTGGGCATGGGTATCGCACAGAAGTCAACCGCAAGTACCGTGTATGGAGCGGTTGATGTGGGTGTTAGTGCTACCACCGATAAGAGTATCAGGGAACACGTACTAGGAACTGCCACAACCGAATCAGAAGGTAGCCACTGGGTCAACGAGAACCCTAACATACAATGGGTCACCCCTAAATAGATTCACGCATTAAAATTTTTACGCAGTATATTTTTTAGGGCCTAAATACCCATTTCGACTTAAATACACGTGAACATCAACAGGAAAGGAAAGTGTAATGAGCTTAAACAAAATTCAGGAACTGGAAGACATGATGCATGGCATAAAAGCCCGATTGGATCACGTTGAATCAGTCCTAAACATAGAGTCACCATTCCCCTCAGATACTGCATGGGAATCAGACATGACAGACATGGACGAAGCCGCAATGGGTGGAGTTGACATGGAGGACATGGATGAACTGTTAACAGCAGGTGATGTTGCCCAACCAGACTATGCAGGTAGCACAGACGACACCACACTAGGTGCTAACGATATAGAACACACCCACGAAGATGGAACGACACACAGCCACAAGGGCGGTGACGTTGCACACGAGCATGGCGACCCAGCACACATTGATACCACTGAATTGGATCATTCCAATGCCGCGGCCTATGACACACTACCTAGCGATGTGGAGCCTTCGCCAGAAGGGAAGTAATGAACGACTTCTTTAATGGTTGGAAGTTTACAATAGCTATTGCTCTTATGCTATTCCTATTGGCTGTGTTTGGTGGACCAGCCGGTTAATTATTCTAGTATAAGGGCTTTGATACTTTTCTCGCCCATGTATATTTCTATCTGAGCTTTTGATTTGATACACTGATACTTGACGCTCTCTGAGTATTGTCTTTCAGCGGTACGTTTACCACGTAGGCAACTGCTCATGTTGTCCTGTATTCTGTGTTCCTTGATCTCATTGTTTACGATCATTAACAATGCTACAACTGTTTCTACTATCATTAGTGTGCGTCTCCGTTACCGTTTGTGTATTTGATATCCCTGTCAGCATCTTTTAGCTTTTCGATGTCCTTGGTTACCTTGTCCATCTGCTTGTTAAGGAACTCTATGTTTATCTTGTTGTTGGCCATGCTGTCCAAATGTTTCTGCATGGTATCAACTGATTTGTATATGTCCTCTATCAGCATGAACTGTTCTAGGTCGTTCTGTGATTGTCCTAGCTCACCTCTTGGATACTTGATTCTGAATTCCGTGTTCTCTGATAGATCCTTTTCCATCAGTTCCAGTGTTGTTGAATGTTTGTTTAGCTTTTCTGTTATACCAAAGTAAGCCCAAACTCCGACAGCTACAGCACCGATGATGCTTATAAGGTTACGCATCGGCATACTTATGGCTGTGTTATCACTAATGTTAAGTTTACTCATAAACCCTTTTTAATGAGTATTTACCTCTTGTTGTGTAGATCAAACAGAGTACGTACCTTTTCCTCCAGTACGTCTATGCGGTTATACATCTTGGCCAGAACTATTACCAGCGAAACAAACGCCACAGCAATAGGCCAAAGCTGAACTAGTACATTAAGATCCATTGATTGTGCCCCCAATCTGATTAGATATAGCAGAGTATTTATCGGGTTAAATACACACATGAAAGCATTCATCACAGGAATAGTCCAAGGTATTATAGTTCTAGTACCCACTTACGCAGTTGCGTTTTACACGGACAAGATGGTATACACCATACCCATGTTAGCGGCGGCCAGCTTTGTAGCGGCCTCTATAAGCAAACAGCCAGTTGAGAGAAAGGTTGATGATGTCAGTAAAGATCTCGGAAAAGAATAGAGAGGCGTTTAGTGCCCTTAGAAAGAAGAGCATTAACACTCGGCTTACAGAACAATACCCCAAGCTATTGCAAACGGTACACAGCAAAGCACCTGAAAAGGAAAAAGTACAAACCGTGTACAAGTTCATAACCCTATTGGAGGAACTAGTTGATGAAATTGATACAACCAATATTCGTTCATGAAGGCGACACACAGGACACACTCTTGGGCAAGGACAACAAGCTGTACAGCCTCTATGATGCACCGGATAGGATATACCAAGATCAGGAACAGGGCGTTAACGAGTTCCTGTTATTCCTAGTCCCGTTAACAAAGGACACAGAGCCTACATGGGGTTGGCAAGGTGAAGCAGTTGAAAAGATCAAAGCACTGGTAGGACACCATGCAAAGATAACAGTTGACATCTGCTTGTGTTCAACAACGGAAGATGGCCACTGTCACGTACACGATGCACAACGTACACAGACACTATTAACAAACTATGCACAGGCAGTTGTGGATGCAGGAGCGGATTGTGTAGCCCCTAGTGACTGTCAGAAGAACACGGTATTCAACATAAAAAAAGTAACCGGCGCAGAAGTGATGAGCTATAGTGCAAAATTTAAAAGCACATTCTACAAGGGATGGCGCGAAGCAGTAAAGATCAAAAAGGGCATAGTGAGAGATTACCAACTGGATGTACACGACCGCGAGGGTGCTATACGTAGAAGCAAACAGTATGCACTTGACGGAGCAGACTACTGCATGGTCAAGCCAGGGATGCCCTGCTTGGATCTAATAGAACCAATCAAACGAGCAACGGGTAAACCAACGGGTGCATTCCAAACGTCAGGCGAATGGATTGCCATTGGCAACGATCCTGGCACAATGCGTGAGTGTGCGGATATCTTCAAACGTGCTGGTGCTGACTACTTGATCTCGTACGGTGCTAGACTACTTTAGTTTAGCTACGGCTTTAACGATCTTTGCTTTAGTTTCACGACGATCAACTTCATAACCAAACTTACGACCGTAAGCTTCAAGTTCTGTTTTGGTCATCTTGTCAAGTTTAGCTTTAGATAGCTTCTTGACTTCGTCCTTAAGAACCAATGGTGCTTGTTTAGCCACTGGCTTTACTGCAAAGACTTTCTTAATCCAATTAAACATATTATATTCTCCACACTTATTTACCAATCCAAAACAACGCCTCTACGTAATACGGAACGTGTGCAACGGAGTTTACACACGGGTAGAACGTGTGCATATAGGTGTCTTAAAAGCACACAGACGTCTTTATAGCACACTTTAGTACCTTACTAGTGTCAAAGTACTTAAAGACGAAATAAGAGCCATTTAGACGGTAAAAACCATTGTTTAAGGAGTCTACAAGCACTATGGTTAAAAAGGGTGTAGCTCGTATAAAAGACGAATATAGCTGTATGGTGTTTACACAATTTACAAACGAAGGTATAATTTACAAGCCAATTTACACTCGGCGTAGACAGCCAAAAACCTCGCTACTTTTTTTGCTACCGCTAGTCGCTTTGCGACAGAAAAAAATTCCGCTACCGATTGCTCTAAATGGCTTTACCGCTTCGCGGCTCTTACCCGCACTCCTGATCATAAATACAACCATGCCGACTAACAAGCAAATGGCCTTAGAACACAAACACGTTATTATAAGAGCGGAAGTACTTAATCCGCCCAACGATGAAGAACAGGCGAGTAACCAAGTAAAAGATCTCATTGAACAAATAGGTATGAAGATACTGATGGGACCTTATGCAAAGTATTGCACTATGGTAGGTAATAGAGGATTAACTGTTGCGGCCATCATAGAAACAAGTCATGTAGTGATGCACGTATGGGACGAGAATGCTCCTGCACTTGTTCAGCTAGATGTTTACACTTGTGGACCATTCGATAAAAGCATAGTGTTTAAATGGTTACAACAGTACAAGCCAACTAACTTGCAATACAAATATCTAGATAGAGAACACGGATTGAAAACAGTTACGTCAAGTCGCACTAAATATACTATATGAAATGGTTAAACAAATTCACTAGATGGCAAGAAGGCCATCATGAACGTATGAGAAAGATGATGGGCATATCACACAGCACACATCTTTGGATTAGTTTTGTGAAAGGACTTCTTATAGGATTAATCATAACTTGTTTGTTAACTGGTTGTTCTTCTACTAATAAAGTTGTAGCAAACAAACAGGCATCAAGCATTCAAAACATAGACGCGATTAGTAAGGTATTGGGTTGCGTGTTTGCTCCGGCATCAGAAGAGTGCCAACGTTTACGTGAAGAGCAAGAAGCGGCACCAGAGGATTATTGTACAGATGACGGTTGCCCAGAGTTCGAAGAACTATCCAAATAGAAAAGTTTTATGTATTGGCGATAGCCATGCTGACACAGGTTATTGCGATAAGCCTTGGCCTAGCCATATTAGTGGCGATGTAACTGTCAGGTCTAGTCCAGGCAATGGAACACAGATAGGCGTTGAGAAGTTAACACTAGAACTAGCACAACACAGATACGATCTAGTTGTGTTTCAAACAAGTCATGAGCTACGACAAACAATAGGAATGAACTACACAGGTAAGAGTGATAGGAGTGTAGCACAAGGTGGCTATGGTTCCAATCTTGTTGACAATGTGTTTTTACAAGGTATAAATGCTAACAACAATAAAGATGCTATGGCAAAGTTTCATGGCAAGAAAAATTTTAACAAACAGTTGTACGAAGGCTTTGATAACTTTTATCTACAGTATCAAGCAGACAACGACTACGAAGTTTACATTAGACAACTGCAACACATCTATCTAGTACAACAAATATGTAAACAGTATGAAGTAGAGCTAGTGTTGTTCATGTGGCACCCGTTACCTAAACGTCCTAGTGTGTTGTACGATGCTTGGGATAGATTAATAGATTGGGAAAGCATTGTTACACCTAGTGTACTTGAATGGCAAACCATTAACAAGATGAAGCCAAGGAAAGTAACAGTAGATGGTTATCATTTTAATAGTGTTACGTCCAGTAAGTTAGTTAAAGAATTATTAAATTTGTCATAAATACTATTGTAAGCGAAAGCAAGTTGAGGGCAATCGTTTTAAACTCTTAGATACAAGGAGAGGGCAATAGTAGATCCTTTTACCGCTATAGCCGCCGCCACAACGGCATTCAACACAGTAAAGAAATTTGTCCAGGCCGGACAGGACTTTGAAAACACAGTCGGGCAAATGGGCAAGTGGTATGGAGCAATTTCCGACTTTCGGAAAGGCCAACAGTTACAGAAGAACCCACCCTTATTCAAAAAATTATTTCAAGCAGGTTCAGTAGAAGAAGAAGCACTACAATTATTACTGCACGAAAAAAGAATCATAGAACAAGAAAAAGAATTACAAGCCATGCTTAACATGAGGTTCGGATACGGTACCTGGAACGAACTTAAAGAGATGCGTCGTAAGATACGATTACATAGAGACAAAGAAATTTATAAACAAGCAGAACGTCAAGCGGCCTTTATAGAAGCACTACAAATAGGAGTTGCACTTTTTGTATTGCTAGGCTGTGTAGGAGGATTAATATACTGGGCTCTAGCAAACAAAGGAATGATATAATTGTTTTTGGAATCATTATGGTTGCTACTCTATTATCTTCGAATGAGGTATTGGCCAAGGGAAAAATCTACGGAGCCACAAAGCCGTACACATACGAACAACAAATAAGACGTGGTGAAAGAGATCAAGTCAAGATGACAACTGCACGTAGAGTATGGATGGGTCACGTAAGTGGTAACCTAGTTTGTATATATGTTGGTGCAGGCAAAAGCAACGAAACAATAGTAACAGGTAAGAGTGATACGTGTATGGGCTCAATGCAGATACCATATAGTCCCGATCCTGGATTCGATTGGCGTAAGCAACTAGATAAAATGGAATAAATATAACTGATACACACTTTGCTAGGAGATGAAAATGGCATATAGTGATAAGGTGTTGGACCATTACGAAAATCCTCGTAATGTTGGATCGATGGATAAGAACGATAAAGGTGTAGGCACAGGGATGGTAGGAGCGCCAGCTTGTGGTGATGTAATGAAGCTCCAAATCAAAATTGAAGACGATATAGTAAAAGACGCTGTGTTTAAAACATACGGTTGCGGGAGTGCTATCGCTAGTAGTTCACTTGTTACTGAATGGGTCAAAGGTAAAACACTGGACCAAGCAAAGCAGATTAAGAATACAGATATTGCTGATGAATTGGCATTACCGCCAGTTAAGATACATTGTTCTGTGTTGGCCGAAGATGCTATCAAGGCCGCTATAGAAGATTACAAGAAGAAGCACGTAATATAAGATCTGTTCGAGACGTTGCCCGAACAGTATCTTGTTCTTTTGGCTCTGGGGGTAGGACTCGAACCTACAAGCCATTTCTAGCACACAATAAACAGTTGTGCGTGTTTACCAATTTCACCACCCCAGAATAAACTCTAGTCTTTCCAGTGTTTCTCTAAGGCCGCTATCATTCTAGTCATTCCAATTCCGCCACCAACTCTTGGAAAGAATTCAAACTCTAAGAACTTCTCTAGCTCTGCTTCAACACGTTCCTTACCAAACAGTTCGTAAAGTAGTTTACTGTATGCACCATCTGTAATACTATGGAATGTATCACGCATCATGTCTACATCGCAACTACGTTCTGCACTACCTATTGTTTCCATACCGCCTAGTATAACATCTATCTTCTTTGCAGTCTTGCCATCAGCATTCCTACTCATGTTCCAAAATGGACTTGTTAGTTCTGGGAAGTCTGTGATCATTGTAGTACCAAACTCTTCGTGCATCTTAGTTTCTTCATCAGCAGTCATTTCATAATCATCTGCTAGTCCGTAGTGTTGTTGCCATTCAGCATAAGTCTTTTCAGTAGGCATCTTAAATCCCAAGTGTTGGCATAGTTCATATTCCATCTTCTTAAGATCATCTATGTCACCTGGCATCTCAAATTCAAACATAGGAAATATAATATCATGTCTACCTGGGATTGCATTTGGCTCTTGTCTATAGGAAGTGGAGATACAAAAAAAGCCCTTTGCATCGGGCTTGGAAAGTAATTCATGTTCTAACCACATTTGGCCTGTCTGTGGCAAGGGCCATACTTGGCCTGCGTAGTTATATGTAGCTACGTTAAATGGATCTTCACACGCCGCTAGTATTGATAGTCTATTCTGGGTATGGACTTCTTCAAATCCTTTATCCAAAAAAAATGACCTAAGAAGGCCAGTGGAGTGGGTGAACTTGGTCGGGTTGATTAGTTGTGTCATTTTCTTTTCCTTTTTTTATGAAATACAAATTCGTCAGACTTCTTGTTATACTTGTAAACAAGTTTATCCCAATGAGGTATTGTATTGATGTGATCGGTCCACAATAATTTATATTGTAGATCCCAACGTTGATTGTCGACTTTAACTTTATATGTGGAGGACGAAGGTTGCTTTAAGGCCTTATCCATTATTGCTACCAGCTCTACGTCTGGCATGGAAGACCCGTTTATTGTGAACTTTTTAGTAACACGTCTCTGCATACTAAAAGTATATTTATCATTTGCCGAGCCAATGCTTGATGCCTTTGGGCTGATCTTGGTAAAGTTTTTTATGTGTTTCTACTAACTGAGGACCTATATGTTTAGTAGCTGTCATACGTTCATGTCCTCTTAGAACGTGTCGCTCAAAGCCTGTTGCTAGATCTAATGTGTTGCCTGTTAGTATACTGTTAACACACTTGTCGGCCATTATCTCGTGATTGCTTTTTATCATATGATTGTAACGTGTATCAATGCCATCGCTATACCATTGCTCATCATCTTTCTGTGATACAAACTCTGCGTTACTAACACTACCAGTCATATCGCCATACACTTTTATAATGTCTGTGTAGTCTATGTCTACTGTAAAGCCTGGTATCAACAGTAGTGTAAACCCTATGTTACGTTTAAGTTCTTTAAGCCAAGCTACCTGTTGCTCCACTCTAAATGAATCTAGTTCGTCTCTTTGTAAGTAATTCACATAACCCATAACAGCATCTACGTGACCCTTTTCGTTCTCTGAGGCGAAGTTATCCCAATTAGCAATACGGTAGTTGGATAGTTCAGGCTTGTCTTTGAAGAACCAATATCTATATGGGCTTGTTAATACAACTACAACTATATCATCTTTAGTAAGTTTCTCACGTTGCTCTTTAACCTTGTGCATGATCCATTCGTTGCTACAGCCAATGATACTATCATTAAGCATAGCATCTACTCGTAGCTTACTTGCTAGTTGCCTAGTCCAAGTCCAATCAGTCTTGTAGTCTACTGTAAATGAATCACCAAATATATATAATGTTCTCATTACCACCAACCTAATACTTTGCCGTTACCAGCTATAATAAAAATACAAGTTACTATATGTAACACAATCCAAAACGTTCTCGCCGCTAGTGCCTTCTTTACATCTTTCATTGGTACTGGTAAAAATTCAGGGGAGTCTTCATCGTTGATACCTATTGGCATACCAACTGTACGAGCCCACGTTTTTAGAAAACGTCTCTGACCGCTCATGTTATTCCTCCTCGTCGTTACCTAAGTTTGCTAAGAATGATCTCAATTTAGTTGAGTCAGTTTCAGCTCTTATAGGCTTTACTATTTCCCCCTGTGAAGGATCTTTTGGAGTGTCAGGTTCTTTGTCTTGTGTAACACTACTAGTTCTTTTTAGTCCTGCCATAACACTTGCAGTTGTTGACTGTCCGTAACTGTTGTCTTCATCTTCTGCAAGATCAGTAATACGTAAACAGTCTATATCAAATTCTAAATCTATCTTTGCACCTACACCACTACTGCTTCTAGTCTTCATTAACTGTATCTGATACCTACCACGTTCACGCATAGCTCTACTTGTAAAGATACCAATCACGTTATCTGCTGTTTGTATCTTACTCAAGCCTCCTGCAATATGCGAATGATCAAATTCAATCTCTTCAACACTAGCTCTGTTCAACTGCGATGCAGTTACAAATATACATTGTAGTTCCATTGCCAAGTTTCTAAGTTCTTCAGATACAAACTTATCCTTAACAAACAAATCACTTGGACTTACTTTCTTACTCATTGGCATCAACAAGTCTAAGTAGTCAATCAATAATACATCAATCTTTCTATTGTTCTTTACTTCATATTCTTTTACAAAACTTCTAATATCATTTGTAGTCTTACCACTTGGCATATATTTGATCTGTAAACTACCTGCCTTCTTACCTACCATCTTAACTTTCATTTCAACAGTATCAAGATCTCTAAATATTTCTCTGCTTGGAATGTCAGTCATCATACTATCCATTCTCATAGCAACTAGATTCTCACTTAACTCTAATGTTAAGTATACAACGTTCATTCCGTTCAATGCCCAGTTGCAACCTAAGTTTGCTAAGAACAAACTCTTACCTGCACCCGAACCACCTGCAAAAATGTTTAGCTCTCCTTTATTAAATCCACCAAACAGTTTCTTATCTAAGCTCTCCCAACCTGTGCTTACTTGTCCATTGTTATCTTTCAATCCCATAAGTCTACCTTTAGGATCTGCAAAGTAATCTATACCCAGGTCTTTCTGTAAACCTATCTGTACTGCATCTTTAATTTTAGTTTCAACAGGACCATACTCACCCTTTTCAAGTAAGTCTGCACTTTCTAATATTGCACGTTCTAATGCTTTGTGTCTACTA